TGAGGATGATGATGCATTATCCTACTTTGCTAAACTTGCAGAGGAGTAATGAAATATAATCAACTCTGCCTTACTCTCTTAGTAATCGCAGCTTGGATTAATTTAATTTTTAAATAGGAGTCTTCGGACTCCTTTTTTATGGGTTGACTAATTCAGTATTTTCTGTCGCTGCTAGTGATGATGTTATATAACTTGAACTCTTGTCATATTTGACTACATCTCTTAAATCATTAATAAACAGTTGCAAGTAAGGGGATTTCAAAATGTTTATTTCTCTTTTCTTTTCATTTTCTGTATGTTCGTGCTCTAGATTAGTAACTGCTCTTGCTATATTATCAGTTACAACTGTATATTCATCTTTATCATCTAGTTGTGTATTACCTGCTTGAGAAATTAAGTTATATTTTACAGACCCTGCTTGTGCTGCAGATCCATATATTTTAAATTTCTCATCTACAATTAAATTTGGAGGTAATATCTGCCTTCCTTGATTATCCTTTATTTCAAAAGTTTCATAATGATGTATCTTATTCATCTCAGTTTCTGATCCATATTTGTCTAAAGCATAATCATAAACTTGATAATCTTGTAACGGCCATTCGTGATTTATATTAGTTATACCAGCGACCAATATTACTACATAATCTAATCTTGAATCTCCATATAAAAATTCAGCAATGGTATCTGGTCTATCACCATCACTAATCACATATTTGTCTAAAGCTGTGACAGATCCATCCAAATAAGATTTTAATTTTGCACCACGAAATAAATTTTTTACAATAATATAATCCTTAGATGAATTCTTATGACTAAGAGGTGATTGATAAGCAATATTTGGTAGTTCTCTAAAATATCCCATTAGTATCCAACTCCTGATCCTGCACCATCTTGTAAGTAATCTTCATGATAAATTGGGTTAATTTCTTTAAATGTTAAATTCATTCTTATATTAACTGGTGTTCCATCTTCATATGATGTGTAAGTTCCAGCATTTGTATAATTAACTGACATTCCAGTTAAAGCACAAAGTTTAAATGCATTTAAAAATGGATGATCATGTCCGTCTCGAAGATATCTAAGTTGAAATACGTCAGGAGATTTTAGAAAAATGCCTCCTGGTGCACCACCTGCACTCATTTCACCTGCTTTTGGTGCCATAGCCATTTTGAGAGATCTGATGATATCCTTAACCATTCTGGATTCTTTCGGATCACGAGGTGAAAATGTAATACTGTATGGAAATGACCTTAAGTTTACACCTTGAAAAAGTAATTCAAGATTATTATTTAAAATCTGCCCTGTTGAACGTGATATTACACTTTTAGCACTTACGTTTGAACCTAAAGCACCTAATGCTGCTCCAGATATCGCTGCCCTAACTGCAGCTTGTGTATCTTCTGTTAATCCTGGTATATTAACCCCAGTATTTAAAGCTTCGACTGCTAGACGAGCAGATTCAACTGCTCCTTCCCCAATATTTCCTTTCATTGCTCCTTGTGCAACGTTGAGTGCAGCGAGTTCTAGTGCATTTACTCTATCTTCACCCCAAGTGACTGAATTAGAGTCAGTCAAATCCTGTGGTATGGGTAATTCAATATAAAATTTAGTTCTCTGATTCATACCAGCACCTAATCTGGTATTTGCATCAGTATTTGTCATTTGGAGTCCTATTTTTTCATAACCAGTCATTCTATTACCTTTATCATCAGTTATATCAAGTTCACCCTTTCTCATTTGTTCTCTTTCTTCTTTGTTAATGATTGTTAATTTATCAGAACCCTCTACTTTTTTATATGCATTAGTCAAACCTATAGTTAAACCAGCACCATCACCTGGTGGTTCAAATTCTAAACATCGTATTTGAAGTCGATCTCCTGTTCTTTCAGACATGGAGTCTTTGATAGGATATGACATCCTATTATTCATACCTGCGTTCGCACTTCTGCTTCTAGCAAATTTCTTTTTCTTAGTGTCTTGATAGTCTTTTGCTTTTTTAAAAGCCTTCTCTTCATTCTTTTTAAAACTATCGTAAAATGTTTGATCTCCACCTGCAGGTATCATTTATCGACCTTTGTATTAAGTATTAACTATTTAGACGTATTTTGACAAAAGGTAGAGTTCTTAAATCTCTTAATTCCATTTCATCAACTTTATATAATCCACCAACTACTTCTGGAAATGTATATTGCCTCATTTCACCCCAGTGATAATTCAATCCACGAAACCCCCATGAAAAAACATCTGTAACTGCCACAAGTGGATGTTCGTCATATGCTATATTAGGTGTTTTTGGTTTATACACAAAGACGTAGAAGTTTCCAGCTTCGGGTACATTACTACCTTCAGTCAATACACCAAGTATTTCCTGTGCTAAATCATCAGCACTTTCAGTACCGATAAGGTTTTTCATTACTGGATCTAGTCTACTCATACTCCTAATTCTTTTTCTGTTACAACTTTAAATTCCCATTGACGATCAGCACAAAACTCTTTTGCCATTTTCCATTTTGCTTGATTTTTTGCATATTCATATGCTTCACGAATGTAACCTTTCGTTTGTCTTTTTGGTTTTTTTGGGGGTATAGTTTGTTTTGCTGGTTTAACTTCAATTACATAATTTTTTATTTTACCATTTGTCTCTTTTACTTTCATATAAAAATCTGGAAAATATCTATGCACTCGATTATCAATAGGAGAACGATAGGGTATTGCTATTTCTTCACTTGCCCACTCTAATATATTTTGATTTTTGTCACAATACACCATAAACTTTCTTTCCCAAAGTGATCTGTAAATAATATTTGTTGGATCACCTTTGTATTTTCTGGGAAATGATGGATAGTATTTTCCCTTATAAGACATCTAAATAACTATACTATAGTTGTATTTAGAGTGCCAGCACCAAGACCAAGAGGAATATCAGATATATTGCCTAAGTTACAGAATGTAGCTCAGACATCAAAATTTCTTGTTAAATTTGTTTTACCAAGGGGTGAGTGTAGAAGTTTTTTGAGAAAAAAGGGAGTAAATGATCGTTTTATCTCTGATGATGTAGGATTACTTTGTAGTGATGCTGTCTTACCAGGCAGTGCAATGGCTACAGTGAATACAGCAGGAGATTATCAAGGTGTAATAGAAAGATTTGCACATACTAGAAATTTTACCGAAGTAAATTTTGACTTCTATGTTGATACTGATTATAAGTCACTTCGATTTCTAGAGCATTGGATGGAATTTATTTCAAGCGGATCTGGGGTAGATCCATCAGGTGATACTTATTATTTTAAAATGAAATATCCTGATGAGTATAAGTCAAATGACACAAGAATTGTTAAGTTTGAGAAAAATCATTTTCAATTTATAGAGTATAGATTTGTTGGATTATTTCCGAAAGCACTGAATTCTACAAGAGTATCCTACCAAAATTCACAGGTACTTAAAGCAACTGCAACTTTTAGTTTTGATCGTTACATTTGTGGTGAATCATCTTCACTCGCTAGATCATTAGGAATTGATCTGAATAATAATGCAACTTTAACAGCAACTGCAAGGAATGCTGCTTATAGAGATGGAAATGCAGAATTAAGTAGAGTTATGACAAGAAGTTTAAATTTACTAAATGATGGAGTTGCATACAGAGAGTCAGCGTATATAGATGATAATTTAAAAAGATATGGATATGATATATCTAGTGCTCAAACTCTATCAGGAAGAACTTTAGGATCAGGAATAGTCAACCCATAATCGATTTTAAAAACCCCTATAAATAATCACACTGAAGTGTTCATATTATTATGCCTTTACCAACAATATCAACTCCAACTTATGAGTTGACTTTACCATCATCCAATCGTAAAATAAAATACAGACCCTTTTTAGTCAAAGAGGAGAAAATTTTAATAATTGCGATGGAATCACAAGATACAAAACAAATTGCTAGAGCAGTAAAAGATGTTTTGACAAAGTGTATTCTTACTAAAGGAATTAAAGTTGAAAAACTTTCTACATTTGATATTGAATATTTGTTCTTGAATATTCGTGGAAAATCTGTAGGAGAACAAATTGAAGTGATGGTGACTTGTCCTGATGATGAAAAAACACAAGTTCCTATGTCAATCAATATAGATGATATAAAGGTTCTTACTGAAGATAGTCACTCTCCAAATATAAAATTAGATGATACTTACACTTTAAAAATGAAGTATCCATCACTAACAGAATTTATTAAGAATAATTTTGATAATTTGGAAAAATTAGATGTCAATGATACTTTTGATTTGATAGCATCCTGTATTGATCAAGTCTATACTGAAGAGGAGTCTTGGTCTCATCAAGAGTGCACAAAGAAAGAGTTAAATGATTTTGTTGAGTCTTTAAATTCAAATCAATTCAAAATGGTTGAAAATTTCTTTACAACAATGCCAAAGTTATCACACACTGTTAAAGTGATTAATCCTAATACAAAGGTTGAAAGTGAAATCAAAATTGAGGGGCTGCAGAGTTTTTTCGGATAAGTATGGCACATGAAGATCTAGTGTCATACTATAAGTTAAATTTTGCGTTGATGCAGCACCATAAATATAGCTTAACAGAGCTTGAAAATATGATACCTTGGGAAAGAGAAATTTATGTTACTCTTTTACAACAATATATTGAAGAGGAAAATCTAAAAGCACAACAAGAAAAGAATGGATGAGGAACAAGGGTTATCATCACCAATAGCAGGAGGTATTAGGGGTATTAGAAGAAGTGTATCTTCTAGTATCTTTACTGGTCGTGCTGTTCCACCACCTGCTCAACCAGATAGAGTTACAACTAATTTACTTAATCAAAATTCTCTTACTCTAACCACTGTTTCAAGTCAACTTAGTAATATATCAGAGCAAGTTAGAGGACTTAATAGTTCACTTT